CTATCAATTACCGTGTTCATCGGAATGACATAATCAGAAGGTTTGATCATGGTCAGGTTGCCATAGACATACGGCAGAGACTCGCTGTCGACCAGTTCGTCTTCACGATTGCGAAAGTGTTCGTCAGTCTCAGCGACAGGATCTTCGTCGTAATAAGGTTCTTCCTGGAAACCGTTAGAACCGTCAGGAATGCGCGAGTCAGACTCTGAATCAGTATCGGTATCCCATTTAGAGACATCAGGATCAAACCGATCATCGTCAGACTTTTCTGACGTATCAGCAGACTGACCTTCACCTTCCTGTTTTTCATCAGACTCATCGGAATCACTGTCAGACTTCTCATCAGATTGTTCGTCAGAAGTCTCAGAAGGGATAGAGGACGGTTCCATTTCAGAGTCATCTTCCATCATTGCACCGAGTTGGTCCATGATGTCATCGAAGGCAGTTTCTTCAGGAGTCTGTTCGGTTTTGGCAAGACCATAGAGTTCGGTCGCAAGTTCCGAGACATCTTCCCAAGTTTCCATAGCATCGATACGGAGCAGGACTGCTTTCTCGTCTTCCGAAAACTGAATGTTCAGGAAAGCACCAACCTTGTAATAAAGGTTGACACGGTCGATGAAGCGAAGTGTGTTGAGGTCACGTCCTTCAACTCCGAAGAAGTTACGCTCAAAGAGTTCCTTGTAACCAGCGAAGAAGTTCTTGCGGATACCAGGATACTTGTCCTTAACCTTGCGCTCGATACGAGCATCTTCAAGGATGTTCAGGAACGACTTGATGCCGTTGCCACCGTCGGTTATAGCACCGTGCCAACCTTCAGAGGGAGTGTAAAGGGCATGACCGATTTCGTGACCGATAAGCAAGTCATACAGGTCAGCAGACATTTCCTTCCAGATAGGAAGGATAAGTGAGCGATTCTTAAGATCGAAGGCAGCGGTCGGAACCTTGCGATGCTCAATATGGATATTCTCAGAAGCAAGAAGCTTGGCAAGAATGGATTTTTCAGAATTAGAAACAGACATCACAAAACCTCATCATCAACTTATATTCCATTCTACCCCGAAACGTGGCAAAAGTCAAGCCCTAATTTAAGATTTTTGAAAATTAATAGCAGTTCATGACCCGTACATATTGCACGAATTGTCCGTTAGAATTATACAAAGGTTGGTATTCTTCGTTGCAAGTACGCTGTTGATAGCGACGATAGTGGTATTCATACTCGCGGTCATAGACTTCACGGTCTACCACACGTTCTTCTATTGGTTTGCGACTGGCAGCAGCACCGAGGATGAAGGCACCTACGCCGATAGCAATTGCCTCACCAGTGCTAATGCGCGAACGTTTATGTTCGCGTCGTTCCTGACGGTGTTCCCAACCGTTTCCATCACGGTTGCGTGCTTCAGCAGCGACAGGAACAAAAGCAACACTCAGAGCAACTAAACTTACAACAACAGACTTAATCATTTTTCGTCTCCTTATTATTCCATTCTACCCTAAAACTTAACAAAAGTCAAGCCCTTATTTACGATATCTTGTCATCGTTCCATCATGATGGGCAAGGTATGCTTCAAAATCAACATCTGGATATTCAGTCTTTAAACCTAGCAGCATATCTAGGTTTGAGATAGCATCATCAAACAGGCGAACACGACCATATTTACCAGAGTCGAGATACTGTTTTATGAAGATTTTCTTACCCGCAGCAGAGTTGGGAGCATCGAGATTACCAGCACGGTGAACGTGCACATCATCAATGTCAATTCCCTGTTGACGGAAAGTGTCCAAGAAAGTTTCACGATCATCGAAGTCCGAGCGAGCAGTGATGATAATCATCTTACTACCAGCACGATTCTTAATGTTTTTGTGGATTGCTTTCGCCTTCGCGATTGCTCGAGCAATAGGCTCTGAGGTGTCGCGGAAATGCTTCGCGTCTTTAAATTCAACGAAGTCGTAGGTCTCTCCAGGTTTCCGAGTGTATGTATTATACTCAGTGTTGGAGAGTTTCTTTACCAGTTTGCCGTCCTTGACGACATGGATCTGTGCTTTAGTGTTAAAGAGGGTCTCGTCAATATCCCAAATGGTTAGACCAGCACCCTCCTTAGACTCAGCAATATAATCTTTAAATTTTATCATACAAACAGTATACCTGATTTTTCTAGAAAAGTCAAGCCTATTTATTCGATTGGAAGTTTCTTTCTTGGTTTTTTCTTAGCAGATTCTTCTTGTTCGAGTTTCTCCTGCGTTTTAACTCGGTGTTCAAGTCGTTTAGCAACTTCCTCTGCATCCAACCAGATATCTTTGTTGTCGAGCATCGACTTAATCTCTGCGTCGGTTAAAAAATCCTTATAGAAAGAATTGAAAAGTTTCTCAGACCATACACGGAAGTGGGTAATTTGGTCATACATCTCACCACCCTTACCGATTGTTCCGCTTGAGTAATTGTGGAACATAAACATTGTGTGATCAGAAAGTTCGTAACGGTCAGCACTCAGGAAAACCAGAGTGGCAGCACTCATACAAATTCCTTCGACTGAGCAGATAATCGTAGCAGGATTCTTGAATCGCTCGAACCAACTGCAACGTGGAGAACAAATCTCCACCCTCGCTGTTAATGCGGATGTAAACGATGTCAGTTTCACCAACGGATCGGAGAATTTGAAACCATTCAATATATTCTTCTGCTTCTTTAATCTCACCACAAAGGTAAAAATTAAAAATCTTCGCAGCAGGTTCAACAAAAAACTTTTGTTTAGTGGCAAAAGTTTCAGAGTCGGTCATAGTATCTCGTGATCGCTGTGATTTTGTCAATTTGTGCGTCAATTGTTTTGGTCCTTGTTTCTCCTGGCCAATGTATATAATCACGCTCAGGATTTTTCTTTAAATTATAAAGTAGAGGCAAGATCATATCCTCGACTTCTCTCAACTTCGATGAAACTTCTTGTTGTAGTAATGCCTTATGTTCAGCGACGATACCAGTTGCATCTGTCCCTGCAATTCTAGCAGAGAGTTCAGACAGTTTCGCCATAATCTCATCTTGGGCACCAGAGTCGATTTGTTGTGCTGGTTGTTGGATAATTGTTTCGGTTGGATCCTCAAACGTGAATCCAAAATCATACGTTTTGTCTGACATTTTTTTGAATATACCTCTTTGCTCGTTTCTCTAGAGATTTGATTGCCATGTCACGCTTTAGTTTTGATGCTCTATCCATAAAATTCATACCGATCATATGATCGTATTCATGGAGAGCGATTCTTGCCTCTAGACCAGCAAGTTGCTCAACGACATATTCACCTTGAACATTGCGATATGAAATGGTAACTTCCTCTGGTCGACGGATGTTTAACCAGATACCAGGAAGACTCAAACAACCTTCAGTCGCAATATTGTTTTTGTCAGAAAGAGAAACAATCGTTGGATTAAAGATATTCTTTCTGTTTGTTTCATCAGTTCCCATAACGAAAACCTTTGCATCGATACCAACTTGATTGGCAGAAAGACCAAGTCCCTTTAGTTCTCGACACTTTGTCCACAAAGCATCCGAGAGTTCTTGTGCATTCTGAGTTTCAAAATCAAATTCAACGGGGATCTCTCTTAAAAGAGGATCACTAATCTTCAACAGTTCCATTATACCACCATTTCACTATAATTGTTTTTCTTCTCAAACTTTATCAAACTGCGGAACTTATCGAACAGTTGATCACCCTTGTGACTGATAACAAACGTATTCGTTTCTTCTCCAAGAGTATCTAGTAATGCCATTACATAATCAGTTCCATTGTTATCTAGAGAACTGTCAAACACTTCATCGAGAATCAGCAGGTTAGTCGCAACGCTGTTCTTCATCTTAGCGATTGTACGCCAAGTAAACAGCAGCGCCAGATCGATTCTTTGTTTCTCACCTTCACTGAACGAAGCATAACTAAAGTCATCACGGTGACGAGACTTAATCGTTTCGTCAAACTTCTCGTCTAGATTAAACTGAACGAAAAAGTCCATGGCAGTTAGATATTTATTCACCAATTTATTGATAACTGGAAGGTACTGCCGAATAATTTTAGTCTTAATACCAGTGTCCTTGAGTAATGTCGAAACAGCGTCCATGTAATGCTTTTCTTCATTCAGGTTCGCCTTCTCGGAATTCTGCGCAAGAACATCCTTCGCGAATGTCTTTAGTTTATCTTTCTCGCCATCAATGTCTGCAGTCTTTGTAGCAATGTCATTCAGTTCTAGATTGAGTGCTTGGATTAATCTTTGTTGAACAATAATCTCATTGTTATGAGTAATGATCTCTTTATTCAGTCCTGAAATTTGTTCGGAAAGAACATCATTCTCCGCGATAAGTTCTTCAAGTTTTGTAAATTCTTTCTGGAGTTTTTCCATTCCTGAAGATAGTTCTTGGATTTTCTCTTGTCTGGATGATACGATGGTCTCTTTATGATCATGAGCAATCCCTTGCCTACACGTCGGACACTCATCCGTGCCTTCATAGAACGCCACCTCCTTTTGAAGATCTCGGAGTTGAGTGGAAAACTTGGTTTTGAATTGATCGAGTTTCTTTTGTTTTGATGTAAGATCTCCGAGTGCTGCCGAGGCATCCTCATGCGTAATCTTTTCACCTTCAAGCGTAGCAACGAGACTCTGGAACTGGATGATTGCTCGTTCACCAAAGAAAATGCGTGATTGAATTTCATCTGATCGTTTCTCCTTGTTTGCTTCAAGAGTATCTACATATTCTTTCTGTAGAGTTGCTTTTTGCTTTAGAACCTCGAGACGACTATCTGCAGCAGTCAACTTATCTTTGATCTCAATAAGTTTATCCTTCAACACACTATTCATCGTAGTGAAGATCTGAATATCAAGAATGTCTTCAATGATTTCGCGACGAGTGAACGCAGGAAGTTGCATAAATGGAGTAAAGGATGCGCTTCCCAGAATAACAATCTGGGTGAACGACTTATAATTCATCTTGAGAATTGATTCTTCAAGATACTTCTGGTAGTCACGAGCAGCAGCATCTTGATTGATCAGTTCACCATCTACATAAATCTCAAACACATTTGGTTTGATTCCCCGCACAATCTTATATGATTTGCGACCAGTTTGAAACTCAATCTCTATCAGCATGTTCTTCTTGTTGATAGAGTTTACCAACTGCGGTTTGTTAATGTTACGAAACGGTTTGTTGAAGAGAACAAAACAAAGCGCATCGAGCATCGTCGATTTACCACCACCATTCTCACCAATGATTAGTGTACTAGGAGAACGGTTCAATTTAATTTCCGTAAACTGATTACCAGTCGACAGAAGATTCTTCCATCGAAGTGCTGCAAAATTTATCATACTGTAACGTTCTGTGCCTCAACATAGAGAGTCTGTAAAATAGACTTGATCCGAGTCTTTTCTAAATCGGTTGAGATAGTATCAACGAAATCCGAAAGAACAGTCATAGTATCCTCGACATTGAATTCTTCGTCGTCCATCGCTTCAGTCTCAAACTCAGAGAAGTCTTCAATGATCTTTAGTTCGAGAAGATTGCAGTCATATAGTTTGTCTACGAAACGATCAAACTTATAGAAGTCAGTTTTCTTAACAACGACTAAACGAACACAAGTCCCAACAAGTGTGCTAAGATCAAGCAAACTAGGATCGTCAGTAGTGTCATCATAATAGATTTTATGAAAGATTCTATTCGGGTTTTCATAAAATTCTATCTCATTAGTTTCCGTATCATAGATGTGATACCCTCGAGGATCGTTATAATCAGACCAAGTAAACTCATAAGTATTACCAAGATAAACAATATTACCGATACGACTACGATGATGGAAATGCCCAGAACAAACAAGAGGAAACTTGCTGAAAAGTTTAGTATCCATTCCATGATCATTCGTATGCCCACGATACATTTGGAAACCAGCAAATTCAAAGTGTCCGAATACGGCTTGTGCATTTGAGGCATTAACAATCTCCATAGTCTGATCATAGTTGCCCGAACAAATCCAAGGAACTAGTAGTAGGTTTTTACCATCAACGATAATATCTTCTGTCTCAGAATAGGTAATTACGTTAGGATATTCTCGTAGTAGCAGATCAAGTGCATTGACTTCATTGGTGTTCTTGAAGAATGTGTCGTGGTTTCCTGCAAGCATGTGAACGTCGATACCAAGATCGGCAGTTCGATCGAAGAAATATTCCTTACACTTCTTCAGTGTATTAAAATTAATGTATTTCCGTCGATCAAAAACGTCTCCTAAGTGGATAATCGTTTTGATCTGTTCACGCTCAAGATGGGGGAAGAAAACTTCTGTATAGAATTTATTAAAGAAGTTATCAAACGGAATTGAATCCGATCGTGCACCAAAGTGGGTGTCCGTGATTAGT